CGTAGGCGACGAGGAGCGCCGGCGCGTTCTGGTCGACCACCGAGCGCCCCGTCCTGCCGTCCCTCGTGGCCCGGAGGAACCGCATCACCTGCCACGGCTCGTAGACCCTCCCCGCGATGAGGAACACGCTGCTCTTCATGACCGGGTCGTAGGGCCCGTCGTCGATGCACGCCGCCTCCTCGGCCTTGACGTACCGCAGGCTCCTCACCTTGTTCGAGTAGCGCTGCCTGTCCACGACGATGTTGCCGCCGGAGCCCGAGCACAGGAAGTCCTCGACGACCGCCTTCTTGATCTCCGGGCCGCTGAGCGTGTCGCCGGAGTCCCCGTTGAGCATCGCGCAGCGCGGGTCCCCGACGACCTCGGTGATGGCCTCCCCGTCGTCCCGGTACAGCCTCACCGGCAGCGAGGCGACGGTGTCGGAGATCGTCCCGACGCACTTCGCGAACGCCGGGATGGACATCGCCTGCTCGCGCGTGATCGAGGCGGAGCCGACCGTCACCAGGTCGCCGCCGAGCAGCAGGTCGTCCGCGCCCGGCTCCTCCGGCGGCTCGGCCGGTGGCGGGTCGGACGCCCGCGCGATCAGATCGAAAAGGCCCATGCGGCCCCCTTTCCTAGCTCTGGACGAAGAAGTCCCCGGCGCCCTCCAGCTCGTCGATCTGCATGAGGCACACGGCGTTGATGAGCGCCGCCACCATGTCGATCTTGCCGTTCGACTTCTTCTTGTTCACGTACCGGTTCAGGTTCGTGTCGTGCACGCACCTCGCGTTGGCGAAGTTGGCCTCCAGGAGGTCGTTCTCGCCGTACCGGAAGCGCCCCGACTCGATGGCCTCGGCGAGCAGCTTCGTCGGGGCGTGCAGCACGCTCGAATGCTGCGCCACCTCCACGACGGCCATGCCCGCGGCCTCCCATTTCTGCGCCGAGCTGCGGCAGTTGTACCTGTCGTAGCCGACGCCGGCGACGGTGCAGCCCGCCTCCTCCTCGATGGAGAGGACGAACCGCTCCACGTCGTCGTAGCTCACCACCATGTCGCCGCACGGGACCGCCCAGCCCCGCTCCGCCATGGCGCGGTAGTCCAGCTTCTCGGCGGCGCTCTTCTCGTCGATCCTGTCGGCGGGGAAGAACGCCCTCGACGCGGCGCACAGGTTGCCCGCGGCGTCCCTCCAGCACCACGACACGGCGCAGTTGTCGCTCGTCATGGCCAGGTCGACGCCGACCCACACCGTCTCCCCGGAGGGGTCGGGCGCGTAGCCGGCGCGGCACCGGCGCAGCGAGTCGAGCGACACGTACGACTCGGTGCCCATGCCCTGGTAGCAGATGTTCAGGTGCTTGGTGATGAAGTTCTCGCGGTACTTCTCGTTCGCCACGGCCTTCTTGCGCTTGTTGGCGACGAAGTCCCAGCTCCTCCTCAGCTCCAGCGCCAGGGGGTTGCCCTGGGCCATGACCGCGTCCGAGGTGGCCCACGCCTTGGTGTCGTCGGGCTCGTAGAGCAGCGCGAACAGCTCTTCGTCCTCCACGACCCCGTCGAGAACCTGCTTCGCGTAGGCGACCTCGGTCTCCAGCGGGTTGTCGGTGGTCGGGTACTTGGTCGATATGCAGAAGCCGAGCGGGTTGTCGGACATGAGCTGCCCGGACCGCATGGCCTCGATGGGGTAGATGATGGGCAGCGCGCCGATCTCGTCGGCCACGAAGACGTCCACCTCTTTGGCGTCCATGCGGCTGGTCGAGTAGTTCAGCGGCCGGTACTCCGACCCCTGCCGCTTCGAGCGTATCCAGTCGCGCCGCACGTCGAGGTCGCCTTCGAGCGCCTCGTCGTTCACCTCGATCAGCGGCTCCAGGGCCTCCTTGATCTCGCGGGCGAGCGACCCGTCGGGCGCCACCGAGAAGAAGCGGGAGAACCTCGGCTCGAATACGAACAGCAGGAGCATCAGGATCGCCACGATGAACGTCTTCCCGTTCTTCCGGCAGATCTCCAGGAGCGCGCTCCTGTAGCGCCTCCGCGACGGGTCGTCGCGCCTCACGCAGCACAGGAGCGCCGCGATGATGAGCCATTGGAATCCGGCTATGGCCTCGGCCACCGTCTGCCCGCGCCTGGGCCCCTTGGCCATGGTGAGGGTGGAGAGCACGTCGCCGATCCTGTCCAGCTTGCCGCGGTCGACGAAGTAGACGGGGTGCTCCCCGTCCCACATGCGCAGGAACTCGGCGCACTGCTTCTTGACGTAGGCCGGCGCCAGGTCCTCGGGGGCCGCGTCCACCCACTCGGCGGAGAGCGTCCCTCCCACGGCGGCCCGCGCGTACGCGGCCGCCGGGTGCTCGGCGCTCACTTCGAGGCGGCGTCCCAGACCGACACCGCCTTCTCGGCCGCCGCGGCGGCGTGGTTAGCGACCTTCGCCCGGGCCGAGCGGGACATGCCGAGGTCGGCCATGCAGTCGCGCATGGACTTCCGGCACGACTCGCGGGCCTGGCGCACCTGCACGTCCTCCAACAGGCGCGGGTCGGCGTCGATCATGGAGTCGTACAGGGCCTTGCGCTCGATGGCGAGCGTCAGCTCCTGCAGGAGCGGCGCGTCCATGTTGCACAGCGAGCGCTCCGGGAAGCAGCCGGCGAGGAACCAGTAGCTCTCCTTGCGCGGGCCCTTCCAGGACTCCGGCGGCGCCAGCGCGTCGCTCGGGCCCATGAGCGCGCCCTCCGCCCTCTCGCGGGCGTCGCGCTCGGCGTTCGAGATGCGCGTGGTCGGCGAGAGGTCGCCCACGCTCTTCGCGGGGCGTCCCATGGCGCCTCCCTTCGCGTCGGAATTTCATCGGTAAAAAACAGTCTGCGTGTTCGAGGGGGCGGCGGTGGTGGGGGCCGCGAGGGCCCCTGAGATCCCGCGAGGGGCGGGGGGATCACGCGAAGCGGGCCCGGTGCCGCCCTATCAGCTCCAAGAGCTCTGCGCGGCTCACGTCGCCCCGCTCCGCTCGCCTGTGGCACGCGGCGCACAGGGTGGCCACCCAGTCGGGATCCGATTTCGTTTCCGAGGCCAGGCCCCCCTCGCCGAGAGGCACGACGTGGTGCCCCTCAAGCCCCTCGGCCGTCACCAGTCCGTCCAGCTCCATGCACATGACGCACGTGCCGCCGTCGAGCCGCCTGGCCTCGGCCCTGCACCTCTGCCACTCGGCGGAGCCGCGGAACGCCTGGGCCTCCGTGGGGCCTCCCGGCCTCGCGCGGCCGACAGGGCACGCGCCGGCGTCGTGGACGCGGCCGCACCTGCGGCAGACTACGCGCATCGGCCGTCCATAGGGCTCTCGCGGTTCTTGAAGCACTCCGCCAGGTCGAGCCAGCGCCGCTCGCTCACCACGGAGCCGGCCGCCGGCATCCTCGCCGCCGCGACGTCGGACGGCCTGATGCCCAGGGCTACCAGCGCCGCCCCGCCATCTCCGTGCCGCGCTCGCGCCACGCGCTTATGGCTGAGTGGGCGATGTACTCGATGCCGACCATGCGGCGCCTCCGATCTCGTCCGGAACGAAAGAGGGCCGCCCAAATCATTGGACGGCCCCGCTTCCGAGGAGGGTAAGGAATCTCGTCAGCTCTTGCTCCCGAAGAACCCCGATACAGAATATCAGGTTTCGAGGTGCCATTTGGTGTCATCGTTCGTCGGCATCCGGGAACACCAGGCGGCGCCACGGCTCGGGCATCACCGCCCACAGCGAGATGTAGGCGGCCTCGGCCACGCGGAGCGTCTGGCTCTTCGAGTAGTGCACGGCCCCGCCCACCTCGCGCCACGTCGCCCCGTCGGCCCTCATGGACACGATCGTCCTATGCACCGGGTCGGGCATCTGGGCGAGGCAGCGCCTGAACTCCTCGCGCTCCGCCGCCAGCTCGGCGGCGTCGGCCTCCCACTCGCGCTGCAGATCCTGCATCCTCTCGACGAGCGCGAACACGGCGTCGTCCCCGCGCTCGGCCCCGCCGCCCTGGGAGCGGGAGAGCGACTGCGCCCTCACGGCCCCCGCCCTCGCGTCCGCCAGCTCGGTGGCGACCACCATCTCGCGCAGCCTGAGGTCGCGCACGTGCTCCACGTACATCCTGGCCGCGAAGGCCATCCCGACGGGCCCGTGCCCCTCGGTGCTAGCGGCCATGCCTGACCCCCATGACCTCCAAGGTGAGCCTCGCGTGCTCGCTCGCGCGCAGCGGGTCGCCGGGCGTCCCCGCGCCCGTCCAGTAGGGCGACGTCGCGAACGCCTCGCTCATGCCGCCCTCCGGCCGCTGCGCCCCGACGAGCGTCATGGCCACGTCGCAGAATCGCACGTAGTCCTCGC